CTTCTCTTCTTTCAAAAAATTTGTAAAAAGTGCTGAGTATGGACTGGTCCGACATTTGTAAAAATCTGGTAATATCACAAACTTTCGGTCGCCACTCAGAGTGTTGGACATGCAGGGCTAATGCGTTCATAACTTCTTTGAGATCGTATTGACTCACGGCGTGTGCCATGAAGTTAATCTCGGTCTGATTCATGGGCATTTGTTTTGGAAACGCCTCATTACAATTCTTACAAAAAAATTCAAACTCATCTTTTGTCATGTTGGCTCCTTGTTTTGTATATATATATATTTATATATATATCTACTTTATTAAATATACACTCACATATAGTTCTATATGGTGTATGTGTATTAATATATATTATTTATATCTTAAATTGAAGTCTATTTTAAGTAGATTTTTGATTATTTTTATGTTAGGGTTAAGTAAAAATAGGAGCGTAAATATGAAAAATATCATAGAAGAGTTAGAGAAATCTAAAAAAGAACTTCGAGAACAAATGGCTAATAACCTGAGACTCATGATTCAGGATCTACAAATATGTAATAGAAAGCTAGACAGGGTCAATAAGAAACTGTCAGACAAGATTCACGGAGGTAAAAATGGCTAAGCAAATTGAGGAATTTTTTACACCAGACCAGTTAGCCTGGCACAAGAAATACAAACTTACAAAACACGACTATTGGGACTGTCATAACAAACCAGTACCCTTGCATAGCACTATGCAAAAGGTAGCTCAAATTGAGGGTATTACGGCTTCTAAATACGAGATTATTGAGTGTGATGTGGCTAAAGGTATTGTCGTTGTGCAGGTTACTTGCAGAATGGCAGATAGGGAGGTCTCAGCAATAGGCGAGGCACACCCAAGAAACAACAAAAATGCCTACCCAACTGCTATGGCACAGAAGAGGGCATATGACAGAGCAATAACTGAACTTACCGATAGTGGAATGTATACGGAAGCTGATTACACGATACTAGACGACGGTTCCGTTGGGTTCGCTCCGACATCAAATTTCGATGAAGATGAAAAAAAAGAGCAAAAAGAAAAATCTAACGCACAGAGAATTGCAGAAGCACAAGTAGAGAACGAAAACATGGAGGCAGAAAATGAGTGAGAAGAGAGATTACCTTGAGCAAAACGCAGACATAATCGAGGAGGAATATTTGAAGTACAAGAAACATGTAGATTCAAACATAACTCTCGAAGAGTACACGGAGAAGTGGCTAGAAATGGTCTCTTCTAATTATTGCCCATGATTGAAACTTTGAGATCCTCTTTATTCAAAACTTATTGCATGGGCTTGGGTACGGCAAGAAAAACCCAGCTAAAAAATGACAAGCTTGGCAAATCTAAACAGGCATATGTAAACGATTATATGCTTTGGGGAGATAAGCACGAAGTCAATGGTATTGCTAAATGGGTTTCGATACACAAGAAAATGCCTAAAAAGATCCTAGATGAGCAGGAGAGCATTAAACATTTTAATTGGCATGAGGGAATGAACTTATCGACTACCCCTGACGGAATAGCAGAGGATTGTTTAATTGAAGTAAAATGTTCTGCCTTAGGCAAAAAGACATATCCTGAGTTTCCTGAGGAACATTATTGGCAAGTTTATGGTCAGCAAATGGTTATGAATTGTGAGGGGTATGAAATTAAGAAAACACACTTGGTAAATTGGACACCAAAACACACGAAGATATGGGAGATAGAGCGCAATCTTAACTTTGAAAAGTATATGTCAGGTTTGTTGCAGGAATATATCAACTGTTTGATTAGCGACAAAGACATCGTGCCTAAACCAAAACCATATTCTGGAGACCATAAAATTAAATTAATCTACAACAACGGAGAAACACATGGCAAAAGCTAAATACATAAACATGTTCATAAATGAGAAAGCCTATGAAGAAGAAACTATGGGCTTTTACAAATCAATGAACACAAAGAGAGCAGAGACTGGTAAAAATCCACCACCTTTTCTATACAACAAAAAGTACTCGCCAAGAGAGGATATCGTTCTTAAGGCAGGAGAATCTTACGATGTATCTTTGTGGTTCAATGAGAGAGACGGTAAAAGAGATTCTTCTATCGCTATAAAACCAGCTAGTGAGCAAGACTCTAAACCAGCACCATTTAATTCAGGCAGTAATGATGGCTGGGATTAAAAATGGCAAAGGACAAAAAGTATCAATCAGAATATTATCTGAAAAACAAAGAGGCTAAGAAAGATTATAATAGACAAAGCTACCTTAAAAACAGAGAGAAGAGACTGGCTGAGGCAAAAGAAAAGAGACGGGCACGGACTCCTGAGCAAATTTTGTTGGACAAGCAGAGGGCAGCAGAATATTATAAAAGAAATGCAGAGCACTTTAGAGAAAAAAGAAGAGACTTAACGAAAAAGTTAAAGTTAGAAGTTTCTGAAAAGGATCAAGAGATAGCTAAGTTAAAAAAAATCTTAGACAATTACAGAGACTATAAAGAAGAATAGCTCATGGGGTTAATCTAGTTTGTTGGTTAGCTAGATTAACCTTTTTTCTTCGCCCCCCCTATTTATCTTTTTTCTATCCCCCCCCTAAAGTATTGATTTTATTGAGAAATATCTGATTTTAGATTATCATTAATTGACTTTAATCAAGTATTCTGAGAGAATAATAACATCAACTGGAGGAAAATATGAAACAGTATAGTGTACAAATAGATACAACATTCACTAAAAACTTTTATGTAGAAGCTAATAGTGAAGAAGAAGCAAACGAAAAAGCAAAAGAACAAGCAAACGAAAATCATCATGGAGAAATCATTATCAATAATGAAATCGTAAATACTTACGAATGTGATGATGAGGGGAATCAAATATGATAAAAGTAGAAACGCAATTTTTAATTAATGTAGCAGGCAATATTGAATTGCTTATCGAAATACTTGGGAAACAGGAACTTTCAGAGATTACGGATTTTATTGAATTACATGAGCAAGCAAAAAATTATTTAAGTAATGGTACTTCTTGCGACAGGTCCACGAAAGTTAGAAAAAAAGAGGTACAAGATGAACTTATAAAATTTATTTATGACAATGGAAAAGCAAAAATTTATCAATACACTCTTCTTTATGTAAGAACTATGAGTATAAAAGAGTGTAAAGACTTAATGAGAGATATTAAAAGAAGAACGGAGGAAAACAAATGAGCAAGTGTTATCTTAAACATAAGAATTATATTAAAGATTATTTAGATGAATGGGTGTTTATAACTACACCTAAAGGAGAAAATATACATATAAATATTCATTCTGATAGTGAAAAAGATAAGACTATCGGAATACATTTATATGAATTTGAAACCACTAAAGACGGGGACAGACAAACCTGTTCTTGGCCTTATGATTCAATATACATTAATAAATTAACAGGAAACATAGAGGAGGAAAACAAATGATAAGTAAAGAAGAACGTTGGAAGCTTGAACTTGAAATGGTTGGTGGAGATTGTATTCATTATGAAACTTATTGGAGTCCAGTAACTAAAAAATATTATCAAATTGATTTAGTTCTAGATGATGCTAGAAAATGGGAAACATTAAAAGAAGTAAATTAACAGGAGGAAAACAAATGAGTAAACCAAAAGAAATAATACAAAAATATATAGTCGGGCAAAAAATAAAATCTGTAAAATGGCTAACACCAAAAAGGGCTAGTGATGATTTAGGTTGGGATTATCAGCCAGTAGAAATTACACTTGAAAACGGTGTTACGTTTGTTCCGTCAGCCGACGACGAGGGCAACCAAGCAGGAGCAATTTTTACAAACTTAGTAGATTTGCCAATACTATGGGTTGAAAGAAATTAAGTAATGAGGAGGTATTATGAATAAGAAAATAGTAAGAATACCAAGCGAAAGTATTGGAGATGTTTGTGGTTATTCAATGGTTGAATTTCACACGGACTTCACCGAAACAGTAAATGAACTTTTAAAATCAAATAATATAAATTTTAAATTAAAGTCAATGTCTCATGGTGGGAAAAAAATTGATGATGATTGGAAAATATTGTTTGAATTAAAAAGATTGTAAATTAACAGGAGGAAGACAATGCCAAACTGGTGTGAAAACAATGTGATGATTCATCATAAAAAAGAAGACAAAATAAATGCGATTGCTGAGGAATGTAAGAAAGATAATCCTAGATTGTTTAACTTCATTAAGCCTGAGCCGTCATGGATTGATATACCAAATGATGACGGAGATTATCCAACGCAGAGGGATATCGAAGACGATAACGGAGAAGTAATTATTAGGAAACGTGAATTTCCAGACGGAACCGTTGATGAAAGGTGGTACGACTGGAGAATAAATACTTGGGGAACCAAATGGGAGGTAGCAGAATACCTAGACCATGAGTTCATTGTGAACAAGCAAGGTTCTAGATACTGTTTAGAACTTTCTTTTTGGACGGCATGGTCTCCACCAATCGGTATTTATGAAACTCTAGTTGAAAAAGGTTTTGGTGTTAGTGCTGATTACATTGAGGGAGGTATGGGATATGTTGGCACATGGATTGATGGAGTGGATTCAGAGTATGGATTTGATGACCAAGACATGCCTAAAAAACTAAAAAGGTTAGTTAAATTTTACAGAGGAGATTAATCTTTTTTCAATACCCCCCCCTCTTTTTCGAGGGGGTAAGGGAACCGAAAGTGATCACAGGATTTTTTAATTTTCATCAATGATGATACAATTAAAGAAAACAAAGGAGCAAAAAATGAGCAAAACATTTAATACAATATACTTCGATATCATAGAAGCATTGCAAACTATGAGCGAAGCACAAAAACCAAATCTTAAAGAGCCTTTAACAGTTATCACGATAGCCCACAATACAGGCTACAGTATTGATACTGTTAGAGACATTTTAAAATCTATCGAGGAGGATAAATATTATGACTGAGACGCATGAAATTAGACGTAAGCCTTTTAAGGGTGCAACGCATAGAGACCACGACCACCCAACTATTGAGTTGATAAATTATCCTGCATACAAGGAGGTTTTATTCGAAGACGGTGTTGAGGTTCATAGGTGGCATAATGATTACTTGATACAAGTTGATTTGATTATGCACGAACATACAGACTTTGATAGCGACTATCAGGACTTACCACCAACATTCTTCGAAGAGGGTAATATGATTATCGACTATACATATTACTTGGACGGAGTAGAGCAAGACGGAGGAAGAGCAACTGGAACTTTTAATGGTGTCTATAATGAATTATCTTTACAATGCAACAAGAAGCATAAGGAATTTAGAACCCAAAAGCAGTTTGACCAAATTTGCGATAGTTTGATTAATGGAAATTTTAATCAAGCCGTCCAAGAGGTTATCCGTTGGGGTTTTCATGCAGTAGATTTAAAGAACTTTATTGAAAACACGGAGTGGGTTAACACCTGCGAGCACATAACAAGAACCGATTTCTTAGAATTAATCGAAAGAGCGAGTGAAATCAGAACTGAAAAACAATGTTTATAAAACAGGAGCAAATAATGGAAGTAAAATATATAAATGACATGACAATAGAAACAGTAGGAACAAGTGGGAAAGGCAGTTTTATCTGCAACTATGAAACACTTGTGAGAGTTTTGGGGGAGCCACTCAAAGGGAGTGATGACTACAAAACCCAAGCAGAGTGGGACATTGAATATAAAGACGGAACTATCACAACTGTTTACGACTGGAAACAAGGTAAACGTTATTTGGGAGAAGAAGAGGGAATTGAACCCAATGAGGTTATTTGGTGGAACATAGGAGGAAATCATTGCACCGATTCAGTCGAACATTTAAAAGACTTATTCATATCAAAAGGTTATGGAATATTAAATTCAATATACGGAGATTTTGAGATACATGAAGTTAAAAAAACTTCAATGAATAAAGTTATGCAGAAGCACTTGTAATTATACGGTGTAATAAAAAACAAAATCGCACACCAACAGAAGAGCCCTTTTATTATCTAGCCTATATAGGATATAGAAACAATAAGAGGGCTTTTTTTATTATACTTTTCTACATCTTTACAATTAAAAAGACCTACATCTATACACACTCACACGGCTTATAGTTTTATTTTTTTATTATATCCCCCAAAATACTTGACAATCTAAGGTATTGGGGGCTCCCACCCACCC